CAGTAGCAAGAGCTTGTCTACCCGTTGAGGTTCCATTTGCGCTTAATATTAAAGAGGAAACTCCACCAAAAGGGTTAGTGTGCAGTACACTTGAAAATGTCCCCAATTGACCACCAGTAAACGGTGCCCAAACTAAACCCGTTAAATCAGTATTAAAAGTAATCCTTGGGTCTAACGCAGTATCGACAGTATAGCCAAGCATATTAGGATTAGATACCACGCCCACTTTGTTCTTAGCATCGTAAACCTTTCCAACAAACCCAAAGGCATCCATAGAACTTGCTTCATTTACAATACTATTGTAGGTTCCTGAGACAAAGTTGGGATCAGTTCCATTAGCAGCTTGCAAGTAAGCAGCAGAGTTATCTAAGGAACTCACAAGAGCCCAATTAGATCCTCCTGTACTAGAACCTTCTGGGTAACATCCAAGATAGTAGGCTTGATTACCTAAAGTACCTACACCTGATGTAGTTGAATGAGTATTCCCCAAATAATTATAAGACGCAACATTACCTTTAAAAGGCCAAGCATAGTCTTTTACATAAGTTGTTGTCGGAGGTGTAGAATCTAGAACTGAATAAGCTGAGAAGGATGTTGGGGTCCTAAGCTGAGTGTCCATACCAGAGTAATCTCTCCACGGAACCATATTCAGATTTTGTCCAAAGTCTATAGAACTAAAGATTCCTGAGAAGGTTTCTTCTGTAGTATTTCTATCCTCTACTCTAGTACTCTCAGGGTTGGGAGGACTTGAGAGGTAGTTAGTGGGAGTATAAGAAGAAGTTAGTAAATTATCTTCTGCGTAGTTTGGGAAACTTCCTGATACCTCCCTATACTTGGTAGGACCAATTTTAGTTCCAGTGGGCCACTGTTCAAATTGAGGAGAAGATGCCCAAAGCCTAGCAAGAGATCTATCGGGACTGCCTACCCAGTCCCCCAGATACAACCAATTAGATAACTTGGTCCCCTCAGTTATAGAACCGTTTCCTAATCCTGTAGTGATAACACTTACTCGATACCAGTCACCAGGAAGACTCTCTATATGCGCCCTATTAACAGAATTTTCCCCAGATTTTAGAGTGGGCTCTTTACCTCCTACACCAAGAAACTCAAAAGCCATGGTGTTTGATTGTGAAGCTGGGGCCTCACTATAATTATTCATCATGAATGAGGATACTGTGACTCCATAAGTAGGCTGTTTTACATAAAAACTAAAAATAGAATCATACCCTGTTCTTAGCCATCTATCCCTAGTTAAATCAGGTACGGCTGTTATATTTGCTCTTGCCTGAATATAGGCAGGTGTAGTAGGTGACACATCGTTAGCACTAACTTCTATACTAGAGGGTCCGAAGGGGCTGGCTACTAAAATAGAAGAGAAAGATCCAATAGTGCCTGCGCCAAACCAATACTCACCATTCGTGTCTCCCCCTGGGAAATCCAAACCTGGACTATTACCTGGATCATCAGTATAGAAAAGTAAGTTAGGATTGGGAATAGGATCATTTAATACTCTAACTGTTCCCTTGTCTAAAGGATGAATAGCTTCTGATCCATACTTTGCGTACCATTGATTAAGAACACTTCCAGAAAGATCCCAAGCATTTGCTTGATAACCAGAATTATATTGGAGAGGTGTGGGCCATTTACCTACTTCTAATTGCCAACCAAAAGTATACACCCCACCAGAGGTTTCTCCAAAATTAATCCCGTGATCATACCCAGCAGGATACATAATAGTAGAGTGGTAATCTGCTGCTGATGGAGCAGGAATAGCATTCCACAGTCTATACCACCCGTCTCCTACATCTTGCACTCCTCCATTCCCATTCCATTCATCTTCCGTGAACCCTGCTGCGACTGTTCTTTCTTCACCTTGGAAAGAAGTTACATTAATACTTGAGAGGGTGTGTGGTTCTATAGTAGGATCCCAATAAATATTAACTGAGTTCCTGCCTCTTCCCAAAGCAAACCCAGATTGGTATGAACCTTGGGCGGTTATATTATTTTTAAATTCAGCTTTTGCTGCGGTTGAGTTAGCTCCTGGATCAACAAGATCTAAATTATAGGGATACCCAGGGTGAGGAGCTTTTACATAAACCGAAGTACAAAACCATTTATCTTGTAATGCGCTTGCTTGTAAAGGACCATAAGGTTGCCAATCCTGTGCAGCATTAAAATTAAGAGCATATTGGAAAGATACATTTGCATCTCCTGCGTTTATTTTTCTATCTCCCAAAAAGGTTACATGAGCAGTGGAGGATGGAACATCCTCAAATCCAGGTGGGTTGGTTTCGTCTGGGAGAGAAGATAGCAAATAATCTACCCCCTCCACTGTTCCTCCACTAATTCCTCGTCCCCCTGTACCTACTGACGAGAAGGTACTATCATACCACAAGTTTCTTCTATCAGCATACTTGTGAGCATTGTTCTGATAAGCAGATGCGTCCTTACCAAACGAGATAGCTTGAATGGTATAGTTAGAAGCATCTAGAATAGAAGAGGTAGCATGGTCTGCTATACCAGATAGGGAAGGGGAGACTGTCATAATGTCAGCCAACAATTCTCCTGCCCCATTCACAAGAAGGTTACTTTCCTTGTGGAGTAGCTTGTCTCCGTCCCAAATTTCTACTTCGCCTCTCATTAGTTATCTAGCTCCACATTTGTAAAGTTATTGTAGTCAGCTTGAGTGTTGCCAGCATTACCAGCACCCCAAGTTGGGCTTAGTCTATAGTTCAATCTACTACCCCCGCTTACTTCCATAGTACCTGATGTAATCATTGCATCTCTGGAAGCTAGGGAGGTAGCATACATTCCTGTACCTAGTCCTGCCAATCCATTATAGAACTTTAAAACATCTCTAAGTTGATCTTTCTCTAAGTAAAGTTTATCTTCTGTTACAAAAGGTCTAAGTGGGATGCCACTAGTAGCTACCCCATGCCCAGTTGCAATGCCTGTATTCTCTCGCTGGGTAACATCTTGAAGCTCGATGGAATCAATTAGGAGGTACTTGTTTGGATTATTGTTTGGGATAAAGAAGACTTCCACAATGTAATTCGTGTCATCCATGTTCACTTGTTCTGTAACCTTATAAACATCATTATCCATAGGAATAATATCAAGATACTCAGAGTTGTTATGCTTAGTAAAGTTTCTGGTATCGAACTCTATTTCAAAGTTTCTAAAATACTCCTCCTTAAGATTATTGAGAGTATTATTATTTATAACTTCATTTGAATCCGAAGTATTACCTAAGCAGAATTCCTCATCAATAAGTGCGGGTTGATAAATTGGGAAATCGTATATGTGAGCTAGGGAATTCTTAACACTAGGAATGGATAAAGTACTTTCTTCTGCTACTTCCCACTTTCCGTTTGGAGTCCAGGACCATAGATATCCATTAGGGGTTATGGGGTCGGGCATGTTGCTTGATACTGCTTCGTAAGGAGTAGGGAGGGTTTGAGTTTCTCCTCCTCCAACAGGCCACTGCTCCACTTGAGGAGCAGTAACCCATAATGATTGTCCTGATACCTCATCATATTGGGAAATAGGGTAGAAATGATTGCCTCCTATGTAGAAATATGGTGAGTATTCATCCCCCTCAATAGTTTTTCCTCCAGAATCCACATAATCACCAAGACCACTTAATACCATTCCACATCTATACCAACCATCACCAACATCTTCTAAAATGGGAGTAACCCAATCATCTAATGAAGTAGACACTGTTGGCACCCCACTAGCTGCTGAATCATACCCGTTTGCATACTCAAAGTATATATTGTTAGACCATGATGGTGCTGTATGGTCATAAATATTCATAAAAAAAGATGAAACAGCTAGGTTTCTTGTAGGACGCTTCACATACCAAGTAAGTGCTGTTCTTTGGTTTGATCTAAATGTTCTAGATCTTGCCGAGCCCCCCACAGCAGTAACCTCAGAAACCCTTCTCGTCCCTAAGTAAGGCCAGTAAGTTATGGTAGTACCCAGCATTGCACTCAACTCCATGCTAGATGCACCCCCAAAAGGGTCTACTTCTAAGATACTAGAGAAGGTAGCTAAGTTTGCTCCCGTCCAATAATCTCCCGCAGTATCTCCATTAGGTAAATCCATTCCAGGAGAGTTTGCGATGTCGGAAGTATAAGAAAATAAGTTTCTATTACCATCTAAGTACTTAGGTTTAGTATGAATCCATACGCCTAACTTACCTCCTCCCAATATAGGAGAGTTCTCTTCCGCAACCAAAGACTTTACATTAAGTTTAAACTTGTGATCTTTAATAAAGTGGTTTGGTCTATCTCCATATGAAGACAAATCAAAGCGAAGTCTGGGCAATCCTCCAACAGACTTACACTTAATAACGCTGTTGTTGATAAGAGCATTCTCCATTCCAGGGGTAGCCTTAGAAGAATCTAATTTAAACACACTAAACTGATTAGCGTTAGGTGCCCCAGAAGTTTGGACAAACTCAATACCACTTAAAATATTAGGGTTTCTAAACTCTGCGGCATAATCCCCGTAATCGGAATACTGTGCTGTGTTTACATTAAATGGGGAGTTATAAATACCAACTAGTGGGAGTACGGACTCGGCTGGGCCATAAGCAATGTAAGTTCCTGAAGCAATACCATCTCCATAAGACGCTACCGCACAGGTACTGAATACACCTGACCCCTCGTTATATGCGATAGGAACCACACTAGCAACGCTAGAGGCGATATAGTTTCCTTCTAAGGTAGTTGCAGCGGATCCAGCCAGATCAAAATCACAATTGTAAATACCCTTACCGAACACTTGAGCAAAGATATTGCCTCCAGTCTTAGCAACTTCAGTTAATCCTAACGGATGTTTGTCGAAGTACTTACAATAGTCTCTATGAGCTTTCTGCATTCCAGTACCGAAGCTGAAGTTCTCGTAGTCAGCAAAAGAGTTTAGAACAAAGCCACTAGCGATAGCTTCATTAGCAAAGCTTAGTCTAGTATTCTTCCAATAATCAACTACATCATAAGCACTCGTATTTAGATTAATCTGCTCATTAGCGTAATCGTATGCCTTAGCTTGGAAAAGCTCATGCATAGTATTATATAATTCAGGAACTTGACCTCTATCCACATACCTAGCTGTGGCTGATTCCTCTTCTGGCATCTTGTTATTTGATCCGAGGGGAGTTAATCCTCTATAGGGATAAGTTGCGCTAGTATAAACTCCAGAGAACTGACGGGAAGAATCAAGCTTCTCACACTCATGCCAAACGCCTGATGGATCAATAGGATCAACTATAGGATGGAACGCTGCTGCTGAAGCCACATATCCTAAGGTAAGTTCTCCCTTATCATGATTATTAGTGGGGGAGGCTCCTTCTACTGCCTGATATGGGCTAGGGAGGAGATCCCCTTTTGATATAAGCTTCTGCTCTAGTTGAGGAGAAGATATATATAGGTGATAGGAAGCTCCTAAAGTAAGATAGAAATAGGGGAGTATTCTATCTCCTTCAACGGTATCCGAACCAGCACCTCTTCCCAAGCCGCTTGTAGTTATGCTACATCTGTACCAATCATTTCCAACGCTCTCCACATAACCTGTGGTGGCGGCGTGAGCCTCGGTTTGTACAACTGCTGCGTTACCATCCCACTCAAAAGTAACTTCATTAGATTCAAAATCAGCAGGACCATAATCGTAATTATTAATTTTAAAAGTAGTGGATGGATTTGTTGTTGGCTTCTTAACATACCAACTTTGTATAGTATAATAAGCTGATTTGAACACGGGGTTTCTTTCGGCGGGGAGTCCAGTTTCAAATATAGCCCCACCACCAGTACCAAACTGTGACGCACTCAGATCTGTCGAAGAGGGTCCACCAAAAGGATTAGTTTCTAATGTAGATGAAAAAGTGCCTAATGCTCCTGGATTCCCCCTCCAATGTGTTCCTGTAATATCAATGGAACTTCCATTTGTAGGAGCCACACCCATATCTAGCCCAGGTGAGCCTCCAAGATCCTCCGTATAAGAAAGCAAGTTTGGATTCTGAGCTTCTAGATCCCAATTCACAGGACCATTAAATCCAGTCCTATCGTAGTATCCCTCTTTGGGAAGAAGATACTTAAAGTTACGCCTTCTTAAAGCTCGTCTAGGAGCAAAGGTAGAAGAAGTAGTTGATTCAAGACCATCCGTAATTCTATCTACAGCGGCTCGTTTGAAAGTGTTCAGTCCCCCCCTACCATCAGAGTTTCCTGGACCTACAGCCCCCATAGCTGCTCCACTAATCTCAAAGTTTCCTAGGACAGAGGCTGAAGTATAGGAAGCTCTATTATCATCTTTATCAAAGCCTAAGTATTCCCACATAGCACCTGATGTAGAAAAATCATCTTCTGCACTAGCAGTTAGGTTTACTCTAGTGATAGCGTGAGCAGGAGAGAATTCTCTTGCTACTCTAGCTGCTTCATACAAGGCATACTTTCCATCACCTTCTAATGTAGTTTTAGAAAAATCAAAATCAGTATCTTTAAAGTTGATGAATAGGTGTGAGGATTTTCCATTCCACAAAGGGAGTAGGTTCTTCTCGTAGTCCGAAATACTAAGCATCACATCGTTAAAGTTCGATGGAGTCTGAACTGAACTAAAGAACATCAGCATCTCATTTAAAGCACCGAGATCTGATTCATCCGTGACCGCACTACTAAGAATATAATTACCAACCTCATCAGCAAAGGAATCCTTTACCCTAAAGCATTTCAACCTCTCTACCAGTAAGCTAACCATGTCAGCAGTAACACTAGAGTCTCTATAGTATTTTACTTCCTCAAACGGAGGTAGTGGGTAGTTCTGCTTCTCTCTATAGTTAAATAAGAAATTAAGATCCCCCTCTGGCTTAAGATATATTGGCCTAGCTCCCGTAACTATGTTGGAGTGTTCTGCACCAGCCATATACACACCTGATCCTAATGCACCAAATCCTGTAGCAGCCTCGAAAGCATTCCTCTCCCCAAATAGTTTCGCATCCTGTTTGAATGCTTGATATCCATTACTATCATAAGAATGCATGTGGAATGGCTTCATTCCTGGCTCATTAATAATAGTATAACGCTTAGTCTTACATCCATTAATATCAAGCTCCCACAACTCAGGTACAGGAAATCTATTTCCGTGGAATAAGAAATTATCAGGAAACGCTTTATACAGATCTAATAGGATATTATCAGTAACGATTTTGATATTTTCTTCCAGGCTGCTAGTACTGTACAAAGATACTCCTGCTTGGGTAGCCAATCCAGGAGTCCAAGAGTTTAGGTTTTTAAACAGGGGTGATTCCGTACCTAACGCATACCAAACTAACTGGGGAAGGTACGACTCCCATAGCTCCTGCACCTTACCAGATACATCAAAAACAGAATCAACAATCAGTGCGTTGATCGCTGCTTGAATAGCTCCTATAGTTCCCGACTGCTTATAAAGATCTATTGCGAGCCGCAGTTGGTGTCTCCACTTTGAAGGAGAATTACCACGAAGTTTAAATCCGATAAGGTCAGCGATATATTGAATATGCTCATCTTTAACATTCTCAATATCATAAATTAAACTAATATTTTCAACTTGATCAGTGAGGTCAGCAAACTCATACCCTAAAAGATTAGTAAACTTTCTGTACGGTCCTTTAGATATATTGTTTGATAACAGTAGAGTAGCATCTATGTAGTTATCAAATGCGGCCTTAACAGTATAGTCTTGCTCATCAATATACAGAGGAGAGTATACTATGTCTATAAAAGTTTGAAGGGCTTCAAGTTTTTGGGTTCCACTAGTGTAGGTTGCTACGGTTCCTGCACTAGATTCAGTAATACCATCTGCTGTTCCAGAGATAAAATCGACAGGGATATACGCACCGAAAGAACATGTCTCATTGTTTCTCCACAAATACTCTGTTAGTCCTTTTATGCCATCAACTGTCTTTAGCGTATTCCCCAGATATAGAGAATTTAGAGAGCTAAGAACATAGCTAGATGGAGAATAATCCAGTCCTCCATCAGCAGAAGTATTCAAGAAATACATCCAACCTAAAGCATCCACTAAGTAATTATGAACACTGCTAGTATTTGAATCTCCCGTCAAAGAAGATAATGTTACTATATTAGCTTGGAGGGGATCAACCTGCGTAAGCGAAGGAGGTATAATCATCGGGAGCAATGTACCCGATAAGTATGTGGAGAACTCTGCGCTTGTGTCGTAGGCTGCTAAACTAGTACCTAAGGGAAGCATGATCTTACTTTCAAATAAGAATGGATTAATATTAGTTAGTTCATTCTGTTTTACAAAGTACTGTGCTATACCATTAATGTTTCCTAAGGCACTCGTCTGACTGTTAGCTACTCCAGACAAAGGAATAATATTAGAAATATTAGCAGCAACATTTATATGAGCATTGATTACCTGAGAGACAGGATTTAGCTCAACACCGCTTATGGATAAATCCTCTGCCTTATACACCTCAGGGGTGATAAGCTCCACTAGATCTACAAAGTTTGTCTTGTAGTATTTTCTAGGATTTGGTGTGTACTTGCTATCTGCCATTAGTCTAATAACGCTACATTAATTGTTAAATTATTCAATTGAACAATCTCATTAAAATCAATTGTAATATTTTTTTCAATGTTATCTATTGTAGAAAATATAACCTCATCCACTTCAAAGATTTGTCTGTTTATTTCAGCTACATTAAAATCCTCTCCAAATTCCCGATTATCTACATTCATATAAGCCATAACCTTGTCTCTAACTCTTGCTTTGATTTGGTCTTGATTTGCCTCTTCCTCTCTATCAATTTTAATTGTTGTAATTAAATCTAAGGTTCGAATAAGACCGTCCACAATAACCACATCGTCCGTTGCCATGCGCTTTTTATTTATAGCAGTTAGTAATTGGGTTTTAAAATTTGTAGTAGCTCGTTGCAATTGAAGATCAGAAGCTTTTTCCAAAGTATAAATATCAATCACATTAGCTGAGGAGTACGCTTGTCTAGTAGCAGCAACAGCTTTACCAACCGTACCGAAAGTACTAATGAATGTATTAGCAAATACTGAATAGTCTTCTATGGTTACTAGACGATCTTGCCTTCTAAAGTTTAATGGAGCATATCGTTTAGCATGTTCTAATGTTTCTGCATTTGAACCACCAGTACCCTTTGAAATATTTGTTATATCTACGCTCTGCGGTATCCCATTAACAAGGGCAACTAAAGTATTATTAATAGTATTCTTTCCTATATTCCCTCGGGTTCCTCCACCAACTCTATAAAAGACATAATAATTAGAGGTATCGTTTGGGGAAACTCCAACACTACCGTCTCCAAAAACGACTGTAGCCTTATAATCATCATCATAAATAACTTCAAAAATCTTGTCAGAAGATCCAGAAGCGAAGAACACATTAGGCACTTCAACAAAGGCTCCGTTATTGGTAGCGTTAGGCCCATCAGTATATACCTGAACGCTTCCATCTACAACAGGGCCTTGTGTAAGCTTAATAGTCTTAACGCCTTCAGTCGCTGCGAAGCTACCTGAATCCTTTACAAGTGTTCCCTCCTGCATAACTACATTTTCAAATACCGTTACTGGAGATCCTTGGCCCTCTTCATCATTAAGAATAATTGACCCAGTAGAATTGACTGTATCAACAAGCCCATTAACTACTTTATATAATGTATAATTTAGCACTCCTCCATCCTCGGGGGAGATGGTTTCTATAATTCTATTAGTAGCTGCAATTTCGATGGTTCCTGTTCCAGCGGTTACTGCTAAAGGAGAGGTAATCTTCACATCGGTAGCCGCAGAAAGAGGACCCCTCATACGAATTCCAATTAACTGTAATAGCTTTTTAACACTGGGTCGTTGTGTAGCTGTGGCTAAGAAATTCTCATTAGCAAGCATATCAGCTTTCATAGACATAACAGATCCCATGTACGCCACCAACTCTAGGAACATCATCCCCAAATCAGATTCTACAAAGTACTTGTAGTCTGTCGGATATACAGTCTTAGCATACTCAATCAGAGAATTCCTAAGAGTAAGAAAATCAGTAGCAGCAAAGTTAATAAGAGACGGTCTCTTTACAACGGGAATGTTTGCTAACTTCATATAGTCCGATGTAATAGTTCCAGAAAAGTTCATGATATGTTTACCTCAACATCAAATATCTCTAAGTCAGCACTATCTATTTGTAAAGATAAAACCACTTTAAGGGAGTTCCCTCCTGCTGGGCCAGCCTCACCCATAGGAAACACAGCTAATTTTGCAATGTTAGCTCCTACAATGTAATTCTTAAAGGAATATTGAATCTCTTGCTTAATTGATTCAAAAGTAGATTCAGTTAATGGTTGAAAAAGAAATTTTCTTAGGTTACATCCAAAATTGGGAAGCATAACCCTCTCACCCCTCTCTGTTAAAAGAAGCTGCTTGACCGCTTCTCTTATCATAACAATACCAGATCGCTTTGAAAAGAATCCTCCTCCAAGAGCAGATCCCAAAGGGAAGGACAGTCCGTAGACCTCTTGCTTCTGTGAAGTTATCCCCTGTTTCGTATACCTAGGGGGTACACTTCCAAAAACCGTAACTGTTTGATTAGATGCCATTAGATCTTAATATTCTTGAAGAAGCCTTCTTGGGCTTTATAGTTCTTTAATACTTCTGAATTATCTAGGGCTCTAGCGTAAAATTTCAAACTTCCTAGGTGCCCACGAAGACCGCTGGTTATTCCCCCACGATCTCCTCCTAAGAAGTTTCCGTGACTATACATGCCGTCAGTATATCCTCCACCCACTATCCAAGGAGTATAGAATGTATTTAGTAGGGGTCCTTGTTTAAGCACTGTAGGACCGTCCACCGTAGTTGAGGAGTACTGGAAGCTATTATTTTTCTTGAAGGTGGGTAGGCTTGGTGGGAGTCCTATATCAACACCGAAAACATCTGATATTGCTGAGGTGGCAATTAATGATCCATCAGCGAATAGCTTAATAGTATTAGTTCTAGGGTCACAAGATATATCAATAAGGACAAACTGTGAGGATACATTGCCAAAATCAGTAGCTGAAAGATCCACTTTCATTTTGTAAAAAGTTGGATAATCCTGACAATCATCATTATTAATCCAGGATGCTGAGGAAGCGTCTCTAGCTTGGGTAGGAGCTATGAAGAAACTCAAGGAGGATGCTGGGTCATTATCGTAATTATTATTACTGTATCCTGCGGAAGCCTGGGTGATTCTTCTATCTCTAGTAAATCCACAAACCATCCCCCTGACAAAGCTCTCACCTCTTTTGTTCTCCAAGTAATCCAAGTCTCGCTCGCTCCCCGTATGATCCACAGCTAACACTCCTGAGGCAGAACCAACATTCTCACTAGCTAGAATAACCTTAGTTAGTGAGGATACTGTAGAACTAAGCCAACCAAGATCCCCATCCATAATATTTGGAACATGAGCCCAGCACTCCATGGTGAATCCACTTGGCGAATAGGTTAGGTCCTGGAACTCTTTTGTGTCGGGAAGCTTGGCGTATGATCCAAGAGCGGATGCTCCAGCAGGATCTGAGGATTTGTTCTTAACAATACCCTCAAAATATGGAATACTTAAACCTGATAAGAATAGTGTTCTTTTGGATGCTCCCACTAATTGAGCATTATTATACATATTATCTGTGGCACAATTTGTCACAGGAAAATCTATTGAGGAAGGTAATTCTAAAGTAGTCTCAAGAAAATTATATATGGCAAACAAATCTTTACTTACAATCTGATCAGTCAAGGATAACACCGTCCCTGAATTTGTAGATGATGGAGAATAAATAATAGATCCTTTGCCTACGGTAGGAATATTTAAATGATCAATAGATATGGATGGGGGTGATGCGTTGATCCTTGAGAACTTAGCTTCAATAGGTAAAACAATACCTACAACATCTGCTTGCTTGAAAATCAAGGAATTCTGTTTTTCAAAATCTACTGATAAATTAAAATCAGCTAAGTAGGAGAAATCGTTAATAGGTACTTCTCCTGGGGCGAACATAGGACCCTCTAAGTCCCCATAAATTTGTGGTGCTTTTACGGCAACCTCAATCTGTTTCTTTCTTCTATTTATCTTATTATTGTGATTAGCAATTTCTGTAATAATTAATTGCCTCTGATTTTGGATTACTGATATAGCTTCTCCACCATCAATAAATACCTGCAAATCAGCAGATAAATCATATGTTAGCTTATTTCTTTGTTGCTTAAGAACTGAAAGGAAGTGATCCTCATCATAGTATGCTTGAAGCCCTCTACTATCATCAATTATATTTGGATCAAAAATATTGTCCGTAAATTTATTCAGAGACTTGATAGAGACTGCTTGGCCCTTACCCCCTAAGTTAGGATCATAATCATATTTCCACTGATCTCCGATAGGGACTATTCCCGAAATAGCTAGAAACACGGGGTTTAGTCCCCCCGACTGGGAATCGTAATAGAGTCCATCGGAGGTTAATACATATTGACCATCAGAGGATTTTGGAGGCCCATAAGTAAGTCTAAATATTTCTTGATCTTCTTGTCCAACTTCTGGATCGGCCAAGGGACTTCTGCTAAAAGTGGTTTTATCTAAGAAGGGGTCTAACTCTCTTGAGTCTAATAATTTAGGTTCCAGGGAGGGGTCTGCTGCTCTAGCCTTAAGAAGATCATTAATTTCCTTGATCTTATCATCGCATTTAGACATAAAATCTCCTGCCGTTTCCAGTCGCGCCTTATCACCTGCGTACATGGAATCGAAGAGGGCATCTGCTTCTGCGGTGGGAAGCGTAGCTTTTTGATCAGCGGAATTTCCAGACTGGAAGGATTGAAGGTCGTTCCACTTCTGAAGACAGTCAGAGATAGCGTCAATTTGGTTTGCTATGTCTGTGTAGTTTTGGTAGATTTGTGCCCCAAAGGAAGCTGCGTATTGAAACGCTCCCAACAGGCCAGCTAAGTTATCCTTTGTTTGGTTATCATCATTGTCGATTCCTTGCCATGCAGTATCCGACATAAACTTAAAAACGCCTGTATCCGTATCAAACTCAATAATTCCAGTATTAAGCATTAGCTTTTTGAATACTTCTTTTGTTACCTCATTAGCTTTAGCTTTTCCTTGTGAGATTTGAGATTGCATATTACTCAAAACAGAACTCGGGAGAAGGTTCAAAGCCCCCGCTGCTAAATTCAGCATACAACTGGGCATACCAAAAGACATACCTAAAGCCTGAAGGGCTCCAGTGCCTGTATTACCTTGTACCTTTAAGAAGGTTTCTAAATCAAATGATGCCATAATTGCCTCTTAGTATGTAGTGATACCAGTGTTACCATAGGTGCTTTGTGTTCCCTCAACGCTTGGTGGGCTCGCATTAGCTCCGTTAGCTAATTGTATCGTAGCAGCATCAATGTTAGCGTTACCTGCCACTGCGACCTCCAATGTTGGGCAAGTAATGTTAGTTGCACCGCCATCACTCTGCATCCTTATCTGTCCCCCTGCTTTCATTTCTATATTTCCACCCGCATCTAAACGGATATCTCCTTTAGTTTTAATAACAATAGCTCCTCCATCCCCGTTAGTCTCAATTTGGATAACCTGATTGCTTCCATTTTCATTTAAGCATTCAATAAAGATTCGTCCTTGTTCTGCTTGGGTGAATACATTTATATCTCTCCACTTACTTTGAATATTTACATTACCGCAAGGGATTCCAGGACCCCACTCAATCCCACTAGCCATGTTAAGTAGCTGAAGCTCTCTCCCTGCTGATCCGACTAATACATCAGTCTGGGACTCTGTGTTGATATATTTTTGGGGGCCAACAGTCTCAATTTGGACAGACTGAGCAGCAATGCTACTATTCTGAGGATCATCAGCTATGGTAATTTTACTTCCATTCCCAGAGGTTAGTGTGATAGCATCAATAGCAGGACTATCACTTAAAGTAATTCTCTTATTTACATTTGATCTGATCTCTGTTTTATTGTTAATTAACTTAGGGTTGTACTCCTCAGTTACTGAGATACCGCCCCCTCCTGGCCCTGTGAGTTGTACAGCCATAGGAACGCCTCTAGACCTGTATAGGACTGAGTTAGCTCTCTCTAGAGGGTAAACAGTAGCGTCAGCAATTGACGCTCCCTCGACCTGGAAGGGCTCTGGTTCGAAGGTGGACCCTAAGTAATACCAATCATCCCCCTGCCCAGGCTTACATACTAGGATCTGTACTCCAACCATTGGAATGCCAATGAAAGCCCCCTCCCCATTAGAAGCGAAAGGACTAACATACTTAACTCGTTTTTCCTCGTTCCCTAACTCAACAATTCTAGCTAAAAAGGATCCACTTCGACTTGCATCAGCCGTATCCCTAACTTCCGCTAATGAAATTATCTGACTCATTCGGAAGCCTCCTCAAGATCATACTTAGGAGCATTTTTTACGAGGCTAAACTCGGAGGTGGCAGTACTAGTATTTATAGTATGTTTCCACCCCATTATCTTATAAAGGCCACTAAAGAAGGAATTTAACAAAGTCCTTTGTGGATCAATAGATTGTTTTATAGAAGCATCTTGAGCAAACACAATGCATGGCGAAGACATATTGTGAATATTTGATACATGAAAAAGAGGTAGGGTTTTTATACTCATTTGGAGGGCTTGTCTATATACATTTTCTGCAAAGTCTGTCAAAACGGACTGGGGATTTCCAGGTAATAATTGATCAACCTCAATTAATCCTTTGAGATCATCATCATTACCACCTTCAGCTTTGTCAAGTAAAGCACCGATTGCTTGAGCAGCCGATAAGGGGTCAGTTACTTCAAGGTCTTTCATAAGTTCTATGGACACTTTCCCCTTCAAATCTTTTAATATCTCTAATCTGTTATCTGAATCTAAAGAAAAGTTCTTTTGTCTTAAGTATGCAGCAGCAGCACCTATAGTCCTAATGGGTAAACTTCCCGTTCCGATAGGCAAAAGACCTTCTGTAACACCAGAGGCTTTCCTAGTAACCATCTTATTAAATCCCATCTTTAGTTGTGCGAAATAGACTCCTCCAAATTTAAAGTTAATATCTAAAACATTAGGGTTTGTTGTGTTGTATCTAAAAATAGGAATTCCTTGCTTCTTTATATAATCTTTTTTAGTATTAGTAAATTGTTTATCCGAATACCCAAAGGTATCGGGAATATCGGAAATATCTCCAAAGGAGCCTTCTCCTGTAATTGGGGGAAATGCTATCGCCCTAACCGCTTTATTATAGCTCTTACTAGTTAGCATTAGTGCGTCTAATGGGTGGAGGGGAATAGCTTTTACTGCACCTATTATACCTGCTTTATAAATTTCACCTTGTTCGATAGCTGCGGCTTCTAAAGAGGAGGCAGCAAGCGTGGATGTATATTTTGGGCTGGGGGCTTCCCAAGGATTACTTACAGGTAGATTCTCTAAATCACTTTCATACTTACCTTGATTCTCTTTAGCCAGAGAGGCAGCATCCTGATACTCTTGAATAGTTTTAAACTTATTATCTAGATCAACCTTGCCATAAAGATACTTCTGAATCAATGCTTGGTCCCCAACAATAATGGCTTCTTGGTCCTCACTAAAATCTTTATATCCACCAAAGAGAGGAAATTTATGTGTAGGAAGAGATTTAATACTACCTCCCCAAAAATCTAGAAGTTTTATATCTGTCTCATTATAAATACCTAAATTTATTTGATACTCTTCTTTGGCGTTAAGATTAATCTTCTTAATAATGGTATTAACAACATCCATATGATTTGGAATACCCTTATCACTAGCCTTTTGGGCTATGGCATAGAAGTTATGATGATCAAAGTATTTCTCAAATCTCTCATTTGCGGTTTTACCTACTTCGTAGTTTATCCTACTTTCTATACTACTATATGGAATAGCTTTTAGTTCGTACCCCGTAGCATCTTTTAGCGTCTGGTGAAGCTCTAATCCGAAAGAGCTTAAGAAGCTAGATATGAACTGTTCTTTAAATCCTAACTCTCCTAAATTAGGATTATACTGATAGTCAGTAATTTGTTTAATAAAGGAACCAAACAAAGGTATCTTTGAAGCACTGGATATAATACTTAGGGCTTGGCTTGCTCTAGAATTTTTAATACTATCATCAAGGTGCTGTCTACAAGTAACATTAATATTTGGCAAGAGGACAATTACATTCCTATTTCCTGTTGCTTTTTGAACATAACTTCGCAAGGTATCAACGATCATAGAATGAAAATCAAAATCACCTAACTCAGAGGCTGCATTAGCTAACCCTATCTTCTTTAGCGCATCAGTAGTATCCTTACTATTTGAATAAGCTGTATCAACTAACCCAGTAATACCAGAAACTGCTAACTCACTTAAACCTAGTAAGGCTATAGGATCATATGCCTTACCTCCTTCTTTTAAGTTAGTAAATTCAATAGGTTTGGATATTCCTGAGTACCGCATGGTTAATCCCGCCAAATCTAAGTCTACTTTCTCATTAGATGCACCTCGTCTATGGCTTAATTGAACTGCATTTGCAGTGGGGGTTAGAGTCAAAGTAATTTTTCTGGATCCCTTCACAGTAACTTCAGCACCAGTCATTACGGTTCTGTGTGGACCAGACCAAAGATCAAGATTACTTCCTGATCCATAAGCTACATAAAATTCTCTTTCTCCGTAATGCTCCGACATCTTTTCTTTAAGGTCTGAAAAAAACTTCTTATCATATAGCACTTGGCTTTTCTCAACATCTGCATTGGCTTTTGCTGAAATTTCATCCTCTTTATTTTGATCCTCAGTCTCTTCTTTGGATATAGCTAGTTCTTCATAAGTAAATTTATTATAAGCCTTTTTATTTTTACTAAACCCAGCGATGTTTCTAGTTATGTTATCAGTCATAAACCTTCTCTCAAACTCACCCTTAGGATCAATAAAAGTTAAAACCATCTTCATGCCCTTACCAAAACCCATAGTATGTTCAAAAGATACGAAGTTAGGGTTTGATTCATTATCAAAAAGAAGAACTTCATCAAACTCCCCCTTTTTGGTTAGTCCCTGAATTAAACTCTTATAGGTTGCTCCTTCGGTAAAGAGCCTATCCATAACCCCCCTATCAAATCCAATAATTACATTTGCTGTAGGAACTCTCATTACAGTTTAGGGATTATAATTTTTTGATTTTCCGTGAACCCCTCTCCAGGGTCTGAGATACCATTCACTAACATTAGAAGCCACCAATTTTTAGGACTACCATAAAAAATATTGGAAATTAAATCAGGACGATGCTCGTACCCAGCAGGAATATAACCAATCTCGTACTCATAAGCATCCCCTAAATTTACTAAAAGGTTATCAAACTTAGGAGTATTTAAGATGGTTGTCGTAGTAACTCCTCTATGCAATACTTGTTTGTAGTCTAGGCTATAAGGACCTCTATCTTTTCCTAAAGATGCCATTAGGATTGACTCCTATAGCCAGGGTCCATGCTATGGTGTTTGCCTTCAACAACAGCTTCCCAACCAGCTAAATTGTCTTTCTTGATAATGTCTGTAGTATCAAACTCACCAAAGTCTCCTGTTCTTATTTCTTCTAACTTCATAGTAATCTTTAGTTGGCGAGGTAATAAAGTGTCCATATCGTATCCCGCTGCTTCATTATAGTCAATTGAATAATTAGTACAAATACAGGGAATATCTTGATAGAGAATACCATGTCGTAATCTAATTACAGGAGGACCATATAAAGGATTCTTAGCATTATTTACTACACTAGCTCTAATGATATTTGTCCAATAAATAATTATATCAATAATTCTATATTTTAATTGATTATCCTGATTATTTTCTATATTAATTTTAGCTTCATTTTGTGAAGCATCCTGCGAATTCCTAGCAACCTCGCCCATTGCTGTAGGATTTAATAAAGCCATGGGATTACTAGTTATATTTTTAGTAATATTACCCATAGTATTTATAGAGTTCATATCCGTCTCGCTAATCCCATATCTGCTCTGAATGAAATGCTTATCTTGGGAGTTTAAAGAATTAGTTATCGTACTATTTAATAGAACTGCCTTCGCAGAAGACTTAGCAAATGTTTTAGTATACTCTGTTCCAAGCTTGAAGGCTGTGCCTGTAGGTATTGAGTCTTCGTTATAAGGTTCAAGGAATCTCTTTTTCTCTCCATCTACATTTTCAACGGACTTATCATATTTAACATATTCATCTAGCGTAATTCCTGGATGCTCGTCTAGAATATGTGGTAGTGTCATATTGAAAGATAAAGTAAGGTTGCGTGAGTCGGCTCCCAGGTAACTGTATAGATTACTCGATCTAGAAATCGTGGAGTACTTTTGATACTTGGCTTTCTTACTCTCTTTAATACTAACATTTTCGAAGAAGGGTACTTCGATAACATAAAAATCACTACCCTGCGTTGGTACAGGGAAGTAAAACATAAGCTTTGCTCTTTCAGGTAATGCTCTATCAACTATGTGTCTATTTGTCATGGTAAAATTTTAGGTAGATGTAAGGGCAGAATTTCCGCTACCTGTTGTTGCTTCGGCTGCTGCTTTTGCTCTCTGTTGATTTGCTTCTCGTAGCTCTTCTAGAATCTCTTCTGAGGTTGTATCTCTTCCAACCCCAAGGATACCTTCAATACTTCGTCCAAGCATGTTAGCTGTTTGATCTAAGAACTCTGGGGTTGTTTTAATTTCTGGGGCCGTATTTATTGCTGTGGTTTCTGAAGCATCTTTAATTTCTTCTGTAAGTCCCATAGCTACTTTATCAGTTTTTATTTGCGTTTTAAGAGCCCCCATAAGCTCATTATGATTCATGTTATCAATATCCTCACCTTTAACCTTTGCAGCTTTTTCTAATTCTTTATTTTTTTTAATAGCCTCAGTGCTGCTCTTTAAGGACTCTCCTAACTCTCCAATAAACGCTGGTACAAAGCGCATTTTTCCAAAGCCAATCAAAAATTCGGCAATAGCCATTTTCATCCCGTGGATTGCACCTGTTACTTTTTCTGTTACCCAAGACATAACTCCAAATTTCTCCTCTAGTTTTCTCATCGTTGCAACAACAAGTACTACTCCTGCTCCTAGTGCTAGGAAAGGCCAGATGATGGGGAATAATGCTATACCAAGCCCAACAGCCATCGCAGTCAAAGTAGCTAACGCCCCTATTAGAAGTGGGATAGTAATATCTTTTGCCAATTTAAACTTGTCTTGAATACCTGAAAAAGTCTTTTTCAATGTTTCAATCATTCCTGAAAAGCCTCCTAACTTTAGGAACACCTTAGTTAGAGCATCCACCACAAACATAACACCTTCTCTAAGTTTAGTTCCTATTACGATACCAATTCCTTTAATTATTGGGAAAAACTCCACAAACGCTTCCTGAAGAGGCACCATAATCTCAGATTTAATAACACCTAATTGATTACCAAAGGCTTCAGCATCAGCCCCCTCTTTTTTTACTCTTGTTCCAAAACCCTCAGAGACAGTGGTAAAGTTAATCGCTGCTGGACCAAAGGTATCTGCTGCAACACCTAGCGAAGCATAAAAGGATTCCGCACCTCCCCCAATTTGATTAAAGTTAGTTGCGGCTGTCTTAAAAGCTGATTCTAAAATTTTGGCTGCTTCATCCTGATTCTTAGCAGCAGAAAGTTGTTCTCTTACTCCACCTATACCAAGTTTAGCTAACTTCTCCATCCCTTCCAGGCTGGTATCCATGATCATACCCATCGCAGAATTAAGTTGCTTGTGCATACCTTGGGGTAGCTGGGCAGTTAACTGCACCATAGCACCAGTAACTTTATCTCCCATACCTGCCAAAGCCTGAGCAGGGAAAGAGGCTTCTAAAGCAGTCATCGCACCAACTAATTTATCAGTACTAATCCCCCACTCTGCTCCAGTATCAATTAGACTACTTGATAATTTGTTAGTTTGCTCTCTAGATAATCCAAGCTGGGCCTCTAAGGTAGCCATAGCTTTAGCTGTTCCTGCTGATTGCGTTCCAGTTAAGCGTTGCTGGTTAATCAGTTTAGCCACTCCCGCAGTATTCCCTTGAAGACCTGCCTCCAAACCAGCAATGGCTCCAGCGAACCTCTGCTTCATGTCTCCCCGCAAGCCCTGCATGGTGCCACCAAGCTGGTCATTGGTTTGCTCAAAGGTCATGCCTAAAGCTAAACTGGCTTTTTCGGCTTTCATGGCAAAATCCATACCAGATTTGATCTGGGCAGTTAGCCCTTCCATGGCTTTCGTTAAGCCACCTAATACTAGATCGGATACTACCATAATTAAGACTTCCTGATTCTTCTGAGAGGACCAAAGATATGACTCATAATATAAGTTCTGTAGTTATCTTTAGGTAACTCCTTATTTTTATATAGCGAATCTAAAGATTCTGGGGTATAATCTCCATCCCCAGGAACCCTAAACCCTGTTAATAGCAAATTACCTGTAGCTGCTTCTCTGGTAATGGGTTGCGTGACTAGAAACAGCCTTTCGGCTCTACTACCCTTACCTTTTCCCAGACTATATCGAAAAAATAAAATATCTCCTGGATTAGCACAAGAATCGGACCTGGGGACTATCTGAACGCTGATTTCAGGATCCGCTCCAACAGATTTTAAAAAATTCTGAGTTTGTTTTGAAAATTTAGGCATGTCGTGTTATTATATATTATATATATTAAATTTAAACCATGAGTAACAACCTAGACATCGAGATTATAGACTTCCTTGATTTGATAAATGAAACGCTTAGTTATTCATTCGTAGAGAAATGGAGACATAAGTTCTCTGAAAAGTTTGTAAAGCATTTCCAGTTGAAAGTTCTGGATGCTATGAATAAACAGAAGCCCATCAAGCTTGAGATGCTGTTTAATTACCTAACTAAGAAGTGTAAGTACTCTCCAGATCAAGTAGAAAACTTCTTTCGGTCGATAGAGATTGATATTTATCGCCCTTTTATATATGGTACTTACCCTAAGACTTCTTCTTCTTCTTAGCTTTTAATTCTTCTATTGTTTTCTGTACTTCATGTACAGTACAAAATTCAGGGCAAGCAGTCTTATAAGCACACCAGTTACAGAACTCGTTCCTGTTAGACCTCATCTCCTCTTTCTTCTTCTTACGGATCTTCCAGACTTCATCAACGATCTTTCTTAAGTGAGCATTGATTTGAGGAACAGAGTATTGGACATGCACGAAATTGTTA